GTGTCACTATCTGTAAAAGTTTCGCCAGAAGTGGTGACCGCACCAGCATCCAGATTAGAAAACGTCACAGTTGTTAATACTGCCGCACCACCGACTGTTATTGATGATGATGCCGCTACGGTTGTAAACGATCCTGCCGCAGCAGTAGAGCCACCGATTACAGCGTTATCTATTGTGCCGCCATCTAGATTAGCGGTCGTAATCGTTCCAAGATTGCTAATTGTTGCGCCATTAAAATTAACAGTGCCACTAGCAGTCAGATTTGTAAAAGTACCGGCGGCTGCTGAAGAAGCGCCTATTGCCGTCCCGTCGATAGCACCTGCGTTGATGTCAACAGTGGGAATGGTAACTGTGCCGGTAAAAGTAGGACTTGCCGTATCAGACTTGGTTGCTATCGCAGTCGATATGGCATCAAATTCTGTTTCAAACTCTGTGCCGCGAACAACCTTATTGGTGTCACCACCTGGAAGGGTATCCTTAGCCGCAAAGTCGGTAGTCTTTGTGTAGTTAGACATCGCTCAATCCCAGCCCGAGAAGAAGAAAGGGGGCCGTAGCCCCCGTGTTGATTAGGCAGATGGGACTGCCAAGACAAATCCAGCTTCAGGACGATACACCTGAACACCGTAAAGGGTGTCTGCGGTGTACAGAGTAGACAGGTACTCTTGCTTGTACTGAGTCTGAGAACGTACAGCCATTTGCTCTGCCATAACAACAGCTTCTGTATGGAAAAGAAGGGCCGCACGAGTATCAACACTTGATGCGGTATTGTCAGCAGCCGCTTCGATAGTCCTGCAGTTAGCGGAAACGTAAACGTCTACGCCATACAGGTTACCAATCAAGCCACTATTGACTGTGCCACCAGATACAAAGTCTGATGATACATACCGATCAATGCCCATAATCGCTTTGCGCGTTGCGGGTGGAACGATCAGATTACGACCTTCCATCGGCACATTGTTGTCATCCAGCTTCTGGATCATGTCGCGGAAGAAAGCATCCGTGAACTCATCACCAGCTACCAGAGTGTCATCAGTGTACTGAGTGGTAGTGCCATTATCGTTGAAGAAACAACCAGTGTGTTGGTAATCAGTAGCAGCAGGGCTGAATACAACAGCACCACCGTCACCAAAGCCAGTACCAGCCGCGTGAAGGTCATTGTCCACCTGTACAGCCAGCGAATAACCAGCATCTTCAGTGTAGAACTGACGCAAAGATGACAATGCCTGTACCTCTACGATGTCCTCAATCAAACGCGAGTATTCAAAGTGCCGATTGATAGCAATCTGCAGCTCTGACTCTGTGTTGGCAATGATTGTTACCGCAGTATCTGCCGCTTTAGCATTGGCATCACCACGAGTAGGCTTAGGAATATGAATAACGTCACCCTTCTTGCCATTCATAGCGATACGCTTGACAAGGGGTGCCATCTTCAGATTCTTTTGATATGAAGCAATAATCTCATCCGACCAGATTTCTGGGATGAAAGTGCCTGCTTCTGTTAAGGCGGTAAATCCGCCTGTGCCTGGGTAAGTTGCTGTAGCCATGATAAATCTCCTTTAAGGCTATTTAACTCGACCCTCGGCGTATGCTTTCAAAATATCATCTGAAAGACTTTGATAACGCTCTGGGTCGGTCTTAATCAGTCTAATAATGTCAGCACGACGATAGACCTTCTTCCTTGACCCTTCTGCGGAACCGCGAGCGTTACCTGTAGCAGCAGACTTCACAGTATTCTTACGAGCCGCCAGTTCTGCGTTAGCAGTCTGTTGGACAACCTGGTTACGTTCTTTGAAAAGCGTAAACAGTTCATCCGCAGCGTCATAATCATAAAATTGGTCAGCATCTACAAATAACTTTGTCCTAACTTTTGACCCTTTGATCCACTCGGCAAACTTGGGGTCTTGCAGTATCGTCTCCATCTCTGGGTGTTTGGATTTTAACTGTGCAAGAGTAGCCTGTTGTTTTGCCTGTTGAGTGTAAGCCTCCGCTTCCTTGATCTTGGGGTGGTTAGCAATACGGCTATCCACAGCTTTTTGAGGATCAACAAAGAAATCAACATCTTCGCTATCATCTACTTGCTGTTGCTCAGGTGCTTCTTTAGCCGAGAGTTCTGTCTGGATGTAGTTGTCAACCACTTGCCGTAGTTCACCAACTTCGTTCCGCTGCTTGCCCGAAAACTTTTCAAGCTCTTGGTGCATCTGTATCAATTCTTCAACAGATTTACCTTGATACTTTTCTGGTACTTCAGGCGATTGAGGTTGTTCTTCTATAGGAGCCTCAACAGCTTCTATCGTTGGCTCTTCCGGTACTGTGGTGTCCTCCTCATCTGGACGCTCATCAATAATTGTCGCTCTTGACATTACTTAACTTAGCCCCGCCTTATCAAAGGTTATGGAGATATTCAGGTTAGCCAGCCTCACGGCGAGCTTCCCTTCCTTTTCGTCCCGCTTCCTCATGTTCGCGTACCCACTTCATGTGGCGTCCAGGGAAATCCCCAGTAGATCCATCTAGCACGAACGGAGTCGCCGAAACGACTTTTGTAGCTATAGCGCCACAACCGCACCTATGGGTTGTAGTTGTGCTATCTACAAATTCTTCAAACAAATGACCGTTTTCGCACCTAAAGTCAAAAACCCTAATCATCTGTTCTTACCAAATCGTCATAACTATTGTTTATTGAATCCTCAAACTGCAACAGATATAGCAATACTTCTAACTGACCCTGCCTAAAATATAGGTCTTGGGTATCTTTAACAACGGTGACATTATTAATAGTCGCCGCGTTCTGTGTCAACTCTCCAATAAGCTGCTTCCAGCCATCGGTTCTAAACAAGTCAAAATAACTGTTGTAGTACGCCTCGTCATTTCGATCCATTACTTCTTCTTTTTCCTTCTTCGACCTGATGCCGTAACCGCATACTTTATAGCTTTTGGGCCTGTTTTCTTGCGCTTTGCCGCATCTTTTTCAGCTTTGCTCATCTTTGCGGCTACAGCTCTTGGTCTACAAGCTGGGTACGGACGCTTAGATCCTTTAGCTTTCTTACGACCACACTTTTTGCCGGTCTTGATATCTACCCAATCTTCCTTGAACCACTTGGTCAAACCACCTTTTGGTTTAGCCATACGTTCCGCCACGCTTCTTGTATTCCCGCACCAGCCACGCATTAGCATAGGCACTAGGATATACGTCAAACTTACGCTTTGCCGCAGCCTTAACCCTAGAGTAAAGAGCCTTGTTCTTTACGTTATCAGGTATAGAACCTTTCTTCTTAGCTTTAGCCTTAGCTTTTTTTCTTGCCACGTTTTCTCAGCCTCCTCAAATCAGCACCGGTAATCTTGTCCCTTGGCGGGGCAACCCTAGCCAGCTTCTTTTGCTTGGCAGAATATTTCTTTTTAGGCATTACTTCTTAGCCTTTTTCTTAGCTTTTGCCTTCTTTTTCTTTTTTTTCTTGGGTTTCATTGCACCATGATACATAGCAGCCTCCTATTTGGCTTTGTGGACTTTCTGAACCTTAAAATCTGCTGACTGAGATGCACCCTTATGTGGCTTGTATCCCCCAGGTGGATTCTTCATAAGACTGTAGCTTTTGCCATCTTTCATCCAGTGATAGCCTTTGGGTGCTTTAACTTTCATATCTTCACCAGTTCTTGCAAGACCAGTATCTTGCAGTCAGTTTACTAGGTGGTTTTGTATCACACTTATGTCTGGCACGAAAAGATTTCTTTCGAGCAGGCTGATTCTTTTTGATCTTCATATTGGCATCGCCAAACCTAATCGTCTTGGTCTTGTCCCCCACCTTCGCCACTACTACAAACTTCTTGGTTGGGTGGTTCGGGGTTCGTTTCGGCTTGTTGTACCCGCTTACGCCCGCGCGTGCCAGTTTTGGATCTTTTTTCGTAGCCATTAAGCCTTTCCTCTAGTTGGTCTAGCTGATGCTTCAAGTCATTTAAACGGTCAGATTGTTCTTTAAAAGCAGCATTTACTTGACCAAACAGGTTATTTAATTCTGTTTGCGTCATTAACATTATTGGCTATCTCCTAGTCTTTTTTAAACCGAGCCTGCAATGCGCTTGAATACAACATATGTTTTATCTCTATCTGTGGCACCTTCAAGTCTTGCATTTACAATACTATTTGCAAAAAATCTTACTTTTTGAGTAGAAACATTTGTAATATTTAAATAAGAGGTAAGATTTATCTGATTATAATATGAAGTGGATTCTCCTACCGCAGCTTGAGACACGGTTCTAAGAGTAGTACCATCGGTTTCGTACGCTTGTATACCAATGCCCATATTATCACTTCCAGTATTATAATATTGTCCAAAAAACTGTACTTCCCAATATCCTGTAACGGGAAAGGTAAAAAGCCCGCTACTATGAGACATTGCCGTTCCCAAAGTAGGCTGTAAAGTCGCATACGCCGCAGTATTTGACCAAGTAGTAATTGGGATTGCATCGGATGTAATGTTTGCCGTTATTCTCCAAGTATCTAAATGAGTTATTCCACCACCAGAACCTTGAGCCACCCAATCAAGGTTACCGGAGCCATCTGTTTTTAAAACTTGATCTGCATCTCCATCAGTATTTGGCAGAGTCAGGGTGTATCCAGCGCCCGCACTATGTGGCGGCCCCTTAATAACAATACCGTGGCTATTTTGTTCGCAATTTAACTTAAACTGCCCAGAACCTTTTGTAGAGTTGCCTTTAAAAACAACAACACCTGAACCGTTGGGGTCTAAATCAATATCAGCGTTACTTGTCGTAACTATATCGTTACCATTTACATCAAGATTCCCACCCAGTTGTGGGCTGGTATCTTCTACAACATTTGCAAGTTTTGCATCTAATGCTGATTGAAGACCATCTACATTAGAAATAACATGGTTGTGAGAATCATCAGCTATCGTAACGGCAATGCTAGTTGTGCCTGAGCCTGATACATCGCCACTTAACGTAATCGTCTCATTTCCAGTAATGTATCCCTTACCGTTGATGCGATCATCAATCGCGGCGGCAGTCATCAACTGTGTATCTGAATCAGCAAAGGTTTCAGAAGATAAAAGAACTGCACCTGCTGCTATGTCAGAAAAGCTAACAGAGGTAAGAAAGTTAGATAAAACAGGCGGGGTATAGGTAAATACACCGGTGCTGTTGTTATACGCTATACCACCATCACCACTGGCTGTGGCCTCAGAGCCTACAGATAAGTCAGTTAGAGCAATCCCACTAACCGAGCTGCCACCTGTAAGAAGGTTGCCACCGCTAGCAGTTAGCGTAACCTGGTTATCACCGGAGCCAATCTTTAAAGCACTAACAATAACCCCGTCACTATCCGAGGTAATTGTTGTAGACCCTAGAATAAGAGATGTGCCACTAAGATAAAGATCCCGAAACTTCTTACTGGATGAGCCTAGGTCATACGCCTCATTAGTATCAGGTAGGATGCTTTCACTAATGGCTGATAGGTTGGTACTGCCGCCACCGCCTTGGACGGTCTGCCTGACCAAAACGGTTTTTGAGCTACCGTCTTTGTCTTTAACCTGTGCAACAGGAAGGCTAACAGTCTGCTCAGTTCCATCTGAAAATCTGAAGGTAAGGCTTCCGTCTATGCGGTCGCTTTTTACGTTGGCAACGCTAGTGCCTTTGTCACCTTTGTCGCCCTTTTCGCCTTTGTCTCCTTGTTTTCCGACACCGCCTTTTGGCCCTGCTGGGCCTTGATCGCCCTTATCACCTTTCGGGCCTTTTGGGCCTTGCGGGCCTGCCTCGCCATCCTTACCTTTTAGCGATTCAAGCTCAGTCGCAATCTTGGTTAGGGCTGCCGAGATGACAATATCAGACATGATTTATCCCGTAAGCTGGCTTAAAAGCTGTCTTTCAAGGTCTTCATTAGGATTTCTTTCGGGCGGTTCAGCGGGGGCGTTTTTCATCTCCAATTCTTTTTCTTTCAAAAGCGTATTGGCTACCTTCAGCCTTCTTTCAAACTCTTTATCATCCTGATCGCCTTCTTTCAGGTTTCTTGTAACAGCTTCAATCTTTTCTATTTCAACCTCTTCAGGGGCAAGCTGTGCCTCTACCGCCAGTTTGCCTGCTCTTGCCTGAGATTCTTGAGCCTGAGCATTGAGTGCTGCAGCCTGACTCTGCTGTAGGGCAAGCTGTACCTGCTGTGCCTGCATTGCCATCTGCTGGGCTTGAGGATTAGGCTGTGCCGCCTGTTGCATAGCCGCAATCAACTGCTCGCGGTTATTCAGGTTCATATTTTCAATAATGCTTTGCATGAGTATTGAATAAGCAGGGCTGTCCTGCTGCATCGTCTGAAGCAGTTGGACTAGCTGTGAAACCTCATACTCCCTAGCGATAATCCCCAAAGTACTCGTAGCAACAAACTTATAATCCGCTACGGGGTAGTTTTCGGGGTCAAACTGCATATAACGGTGTGCGGCTTTGGTTACAAAGGGCAAGAGGAAGGACTGCTGGAAGTTAATAAGAGTACGCTTATGACGCTTGATAATAGCGCCGAGAGACATACTGATGCCAGCGGCCGTTGCTTCACCATTAACCTGGCCTGCGATTCCAGCAGAATCAACCGCCCCAGTAGCCTGTTGTACCATTTGTTGTAGCGCAGCGGCTTGACCAAACGTAATCTGGTTGACTTGCCCAAAGTTGAACGGCTGTAATACTTCACGCGGATCTCCATTGGTTAAGATCATCTTGCCGGGGCGTACTTCCGGTTTAGCCCCTCTGGGAAGTCTTGTAGCGTCCACAGCGAGCATTGGGTGGATTGTGAGGCTCAGGGCATCAATTCTTGCTCTAAGCTCTGTATCCAGCGCCTTCTGGCTGTTATAGCCCTTTTCACAGACCCCACGGCCCCAGAATCGTCCAGGAACCACATCCCAAGGAAACGCCACAACAGGGCGGTCATTCATCATGTAGGGATTAACTTCAGCCTTGAGAAGTACGCCACCGTTAGCAATCACGATGATTGCCTCCACATACATGGAGTCTTCTTCTATCTCGACATCTTCTTTTTCCAGAAGATCCCTAGGTACAAGGCCGTAGTATTTAGTCAGGCGAACCTTGTCATCGTTGTAGATAGTCAGGTCTTGATCGGGTTCCAAATCGGTATCCGGTGAAGCAGATTCAATGGTCGCCTCACGATACACACCCTGTTCCTGAAGTATCTCAACGCTATGGCGGCTGACAAACTCATCGACCGCTACACCGTAGGCATCCTCAACTGAAGTCGCTACGGGGTCTATAAGAAAGTTTTGAGGCAATACCGGCTTGAGCTTTACGACTACACGGTCGGTAATGTTGACGCCAACAGCCTGAAGGTCGCCGCCCATAATCGGTTCGGCAGCAGGGGCCATTTCCTTTACTTCTTCTAGGACTATTTCACCTATGCCCGTGCCAAATACCGCTGAGTTAATTAAACATTCCGCTACAGCCTTGCGAATCTTGCAGGCTTCAAAGTCCTCAGCCAGTTTATTTCGTAAAAACAGGGCTTCCTGCTTTTGTGCATCAACAACATCATCGGCAATGTCAAAGAACTTGCCACGACCAAATGTGGCTTCTTCCAATTCTGCAACATTGGACTCTACAGCTTGCTGCAAAGCGGGAGAAATAATCCTTGAGCGTTCTGATGCCCTTTCGGAATCCTCTGGACTCCACTGACCCCGCCAGAGCCTGTAATACTCATCAAAGCGGTCTTCGTAATTGGACTCGTAATAATCGCGCCAATCATCACATTTGCTAATAACCCAAGCCTCGATAGACTGTTCGGCCATTAACGGGTCTGGGCTATAGTCATCTGCCATTTTAGTATCCCGCTACCACATCCAAGATTTCGTGGTCTTCGATTTCATATTCATAGTCGTAGGCTACTTCAGCCAACTGATCTATGTACGCCAACGCATCAATCAGGTCATCATGCGTTAATACATCTGGAAACTGAAACAACTGATCAAGGAACTTAACATTCCATTCGCCTTGATTCAGGGTGATATAGCCGTTTTCAAACCTTCCCTGTAAGGCCCACATCACCCTGTCAGTCTTTTTCTTGTTTCCGTGCGTTAATTCCTCAACCCTGAAAAACGTACCATACCGCTTCATCAAATCCATCAACGGCGACATTACTGCTTGTTTGGCGATTCCTTTTTCGATTCCGACACTGACGGGTCGGTAGTCACGAACGGCTTGAAAAATCTTCGTAGCCGTCTCATCAAGGCCCCAGCGACCGTAGATAATGTTTTCCACAAACCAGCCATTCTCATTCACCTTTGCAACTGCAATTGCTGTGTCATCCAGTTTTGTATTCTTAGTTCGTTTCTTGTTGACATCCTCAAAACCAGCTAGGTCAACGGCAATATAGTAATCGCCCTCTTCTGGGCTTTCGCCAAACCTAACCCACTCTTCTTTAAACATCTCAGAGCCTCTAGCTTCAAAAGAAGCCATAAACTCTTGCCTAAAGGCGTAACTAGACATGGATTTCTTGGCAATGTCAATTTCACCAGAATCCAACATAGAATTATCATAACTCGTAAAGTGCCAAGCCTTATAAGTTTCGTCATCACCCAGTTCGGCATATTTGTACAGTTCGTAAAAGTGATTACGGCCCATCGGGGTTCCAATAAACAACGCCTCACCCTTTTGGTCGGCAAGGGCCGGTCTAAGGATCTGCTCCCAAACCTCGGGCTTCATGTCAGCGTATTCGTCCATGACAAGAAAGCCCAATGAAACGCCACGCATGGTTTCTGGCCGGTCAGCACCCTTCAGACTAATCATCGTGCCATTGACCAGTTTAATCTGAAGATTGTTGATATGAGAGCCAGCAATAACGGGATGGCCCAGTTCCATCAGGGTTTGCCACATAATGTCGCGTGCTTGGCCCTGAGTTGGTGCGACGTAGAAAACTTGCCCCTTTTCGGTCTGTAAAGCGTTAATAATTAACAGCCATGCGGCTAATCGCGACTTTCCGGTACGCCTGCCTGCGGCAACCACCTTAA